TTGAGGCACGTATTCATCTTCAGTATAAATTCTATTGTTCCTATTTTTTTGATCTATCTGACCAAAAATACCCTCAAGTATATAATCTTTGGTCTCATTTCTGTCTATGTTAAGTGTCGATGACGACATCTCAACTATTAGCAAATCATTATTTTTTTTCATTCTATACGCTTGTATTTTTAGTATATATCATCTTTTTATTATGTAAATATCCTATTATAAATCAATATCTAGATCTGTATCGCTTTCTTCTGACCCATCACCACTGTCATCACTGGCTTCTGCACCATCCTGATTATCTTTATCTCTCTCTTCTGCTTTAACATCATTAAAGAATTTAGTTAGATCATCAAGTTCACCGTCTATAAAAGACCCCTCTCCATATTGGTCAAAAAAGTATTGCTTAAACTCTTTTTCGGTCGACGTTGATTCAATTGCACCTAAGATCTCTGTGGCTTTAATTGTATCACCTGAATCTAGAGTATAATCATCAATATACACCTCTGATTCTTCACCTGCCTTTATTGCTTCTTTTATAAATGATTCAAAATTATTGTAGATTTTCATATTCTATATATCTTTTAAATTTATAAACCGCCCATGTCGTCATCATCGCTTGCGTCTTCAGCATCTTCTCTAGCTTTAGCAGCATCATTAGCCTTAATCTCATCATCGGTTAATTTCAAGTACTTTTTCACTAGATATTCCATATCGAAGTAGTATTCTTCTTCCATTGTTTCTTGATTCATCGTCATTAGACTGTCACGCATTTGGCCGATAAAGTCTAATCTACGTTCCATAATTTCCATATGCTTTAATTCAGCAAACATATTCTCTTCATTAAATCTTAATGCAACCTGGGTCTTAAACTGTGGATCTTTGCTAAACTCCGGGTATTTAAGGCACATTTGGATATAGAGTGGTTTAACTAAAATTTCTTGGAATGTAGATCTAAGTCTCTTAATAAACTTACTGAATTTGACCTCATCGCGGATCATACCATCGGCTGCAAGGTTAAAGTCTCCACCACCATCTTCATATAAGAATCTTGAGTAAGGAATTTTAGAAACGTGCTTTAACTTATCGCTAAAGTATTTAAGAGCCTCTGTATCTGAAAGGTCTGGCCCTTCACCGCCTAGAGTTTCAATCTCAGGGCTTTCACCTTCTTTACTTGGTAGCCAGTACTCTTTATTGAACTGAAGCATCGGTTTACCATCTGTATGCAGTGTAGCGCTATCCCAGTCAAAATCAACATTCTCCTTATAAGAGTTCATTAATTGTGCCAAAGACTGTTTAGCACGCGTTTTAGATTTACCACCAACTGGGATAATAAACTTCATTCTAAATGAAGAGTTAGTCACGGCCCATACAACTCTAGTATGTTCCATGATCCTTAGTAAGTTAAATGACCTGATAAGTCTTTCTAAGTAACTTACTCGACTTGCTGTTGTAATAGAAGAATAGGAGATATAAATTACTTGAGAGTCATATAACTTACGTTCTTTAGTAGGATCGTCTTTGTGCTGCACCCAAACCTTTTTACCATCTTCGTGATTATAGCCCGGTATAAGTGTAGTTGGATCTATTTCTTTAAAACCGATGATCTCGGTTTGATCTGGGCTATAGATTATTTCAAACGATAGATAACCATCTATTAGAAATTTTCTAAAATAATACCATGCCGATTGATCTGAATTAAAACCAAAATAATGATAAATCTGTCTAAAATATTTATTAAGATCTTTTTCGACGTCATCAGATACATCAAGTCCTAGAATTTCAGGCTGGCAAAAAAAGTTTTTATCATCATATACAACAGTCTCATCGCATAATATATCTAAAATATCTTCTACCTCATCATTAAGTGAAAAATCCCTAAGTTCATTCCTTTTTTGTACATATTCCTGGTCAAAAAAAGGAATATTTTTTTTCATGTTGGTGTCGGTCATTGACATCGCGGCAAATGCTCCGTAGATGTCGTCATTGTCAACACCCATTGGATTTATCTCACCGTAACCAAACTCGTCCTCCATTGGGCCTATCGATTGAGACTGGCGTAGAACCATATCATCATATCGCATACCAAACGACGAAAGTGACTTGAGGGTATTTGATAAATTAAAAGGCTTACTACCGTAACTTAAAGGTCCATTTCTTTTGTTGGTAAATCCTGCCATACTATAATAATATTTTCATTTTTATATATCTTACTTCTTGAGTTGATTTCTAAATTGATATTTGATCTTTCCAATTGTAGTTCCATTAAGCTCAATAAAATCACATAAGGCTATTCTAGCCCAATTCTCATAGTTGACTATTTTTTGATTAGCCTTTCGGTTTGGGATATATTGACGTAGAGCAAAATCTAAGCCAAAACGCTCTAGAAAAGTCTTAGCACCGTTATATGTTAATGTTAGTTGACCTTGAGCAGTCGCATTACCACCTTTACCAAGTGAGCTACTTTTTATTTGGCCTTGCATTCTATCATAGATAAAATCAAGCATGTCTTCTTTAAAAGCAACTGGTAATAAATTAAGATTAATACCAAAATCATTACCTTCAAACGGATCTAGTGCTAAAACAACTGGATTTCTATCCCACCATTCTAATTCTTTTTCATATTTAGGATTATCATATCTAAATACATGAATCATTCCAGTCCTAAATCTACTACCGTAGTTTTTAACAGAGCCATCTCTTATGTTACGGCCGCTCTCTTGAAACCACTCTTCAGCATCCCTACGTGCTTTAGTTTTACTACCAGCCTCTCTGCTTAATTTACCTATATCTTTCTTAATCTTACCCATTCTAGCCTAGAGTCTTTTCTGTCAAAACTATAAAATGCCAACCCCGGGCATGGGCCCACTTTTTAGCATATGCATATTTATCCCTATTTTTTATATACTGCTCTGCTAAAAATTTATATGAGTTAATAGCCTTTTTAGACTTTTTATTAGGCGGCTTTGGTTTTTTAATCTGTTCTTCTGGTTTTACCTCAACTAAAAATTCTTTTTCACCATCTTTAGTCTTAGTTTTCATATAAAAGTCTGGATAATATCTATGTTCTTTATTGTCCATAGTTGACCAATATTTAATCATGACGGGCTCACTTGACCATTTTAAAACATGGTCTCTAGTATCACACATTATCATAAACTTGCGCTCCCATGAACTTCTATAAATAATAGGGGGTGGACCAATATATTTGTCCGGATTAATAGGTTTAAAATAACCCTGTATGTGGCCTGAATTATTACTAGGCTTTATGTTTTTTATCGACATTAGATATTGAACATAGTGCCATCTTGATCTGGATCATTACTATTAATACGATCAATTGACATTGTATTTTTATATTTATTAGGATGTATTTTATTCCAACCTTTAGCGTAACCTCTTTTTGCTACCTGTGTAAAATATGCAAATGCGTTTTTATACTTTGGATCAAAATTCTTCCAGTATTTAATCAAATCCAGAAGTGCAAATTGTAGGCAGTCTTGTCGATCATCTTCATTTACATAATTTAGCTTTCTAATAGTCCGCTCTGCCAATATTACAAACATATCCTCGGCCTTTTTTGTTAATTTTCCGTCTTCCTTTGACTTAACAACTTCATCATATAAGTCTTTATTGTTTAAGTAATTCTTATTTTTAGCCATCTTTTAATTATTTTTACTATATCTTTATATAACAAAAAGCCCACTTGTTTAAACAAATGGGCTTTATCTAAAAAAATTATTTAATTATGATATTTCTGAACTAGGAAGTTCTATTTTTCTTTTTTCGATTCTTAATGGACTATCTTCTCTAAAGACTGTTAGAATATCGTTTTTTGATGCTTGTGTATATTCAATTGCGTCAACCATAATCTCAGTGCCTTTAGGTAACTCACCGGACTCTATTTTTAACTTACCTTCTACATAACCATCATTACGTGTTAACTTTTTTTCTTCAAGTTCATCAATTTCCTCAGTAATTCTATTAATTTCTGAGCTTAAAAAGTGGTCTGCTTCTTTAATTTCTGGTATATTTCTATCGGCTTCAGCAAGTTTACCCCTTTGATCTTGTAAAAATGAAATCATTTCTCTTTTTAAAGAGATGGAATCCTCTCTTTTATCAACATCTTCTTGTAGATTATCGATAAGATCTTGAACTGAGCTTGAAATATCTTCACCGGTTTCTTCTGCAACATAATCTACTAGATCTTGTGGCTCCATCTGGATAAACTTACCAATTCTATTAGCTTCGTTTATTCTCCATGCATATGCTCTATTTTGAGTGCGCATTGCAGATACTGTAACATCACCATCTTTAGCCTCTGTCACGAATTCTAAGAGATTGTACATTTTAAAGTTTTTAGCAGCACTTTCAAATAGATTTAGCAGAGCTTTGTCTTCATACTTAATGATTGCGGCTGCAAAAGCTTCTTCTGTAATACCTTCGGTAATAACTTCTCTATTGCCGATAAAAGTTTTATCTTGTTCTTTATCGTATTTAAAACGAACGTGTGTACCTTTGTTGCTTAATGATAATATATTTTCATCAACTTTTTTAAGTTCTAGAGCAGCTTCATCTACGGCTTCGGATTTATTTGCTAATTTTAATTCCTTTATTTTATCCTTTAAAAAATTAGCCTTTTCATTTAAGTCTAAGATTTGGTTGTAGTTTTCAGCTTTACTTTCATTCAATTCACCAATCTGATTCTTATTATTTAAATCGTAATTGAATTCAATGCCTGATTCGTCAACTTTAAACG